TCATATGAAAAAGAAGTTGCACTTGTAAAAGATAAATACAGAAAAGAAGAAGAACAAAAACGTATTGAATTTGAAACACAACTTGCACAAATTTTATTTGATATAAAACAAGCAAATACAAAAGATCAACAACAAAAAGAACTTGATGCAATAAAGTTTTCTTATCAAGAACAATATGCAGAAATTGAAAGAAATGAAACTTTAAATGCAGAACAAAAACTTGCATTAAAGAAAGCACTTGAAGAAAAAGAAAAAACAGAACTTGATGCAGTTAACAAAACATATTTAAAACAACAGATTGATGATCAGATTACTTTATTGAGTAATGAACATAAAAATTCAGAAACATCTTTAAAGATACAAAGAGATTTAATTGATAAAAAACAAGCATTACTAAAAGAGCAATTTGATAAAGGATTAATTACAGAAAAAGAATACAATGCAGGTGTTCAATCTTTAAGTGATGAAAGAAAAGCAATTGATCAGAAAGAAGCAGAGAATAAAGAAAAGTTACTTTCTGGATTATCAAACATATTTAAAAGTGCATCTGAACTTGCAGGAAAACAAACTGCAACTGGTAAAGCACTTGCGGTTGCAGGTGCAACTATTGATACATTTCAAAGTGCAAATGCCGCCTATAAATCACTTGCAGGAATACCAGTTGTCGGTCCCGCATTAGGGGCAGTTGCCGCCGGTCTTGCCATTGCAACTGGTATAAAAAATGTAAAAGAAATTTTAAAAGCAAAAGTACCAAATCAAAGTGGTGGTGGTGGAAGTGTACCAACACCAACACAAGCACAAGCACCACAAATACCAACACAAGCAACAATTGGAAATTCACCAGTTACTGCATTAAGTAATATTGTGAATCAACAACAACAACCAATAAGAGCATTTGTAGTTGAAAGCGAAGTTACAAGTGTACAAAATCGTGTTGGTGATATTGAAAGAAGGGCAGGATTTTAATTGTAATAAATTATTTGCATCATAATATTTTAATGATTGTGATGTTTATATTTTGAACAACACATCAATAAATAATATTTATGAATATGGAAAAAGATTTGCCAGTATTTAAATTGGTGATTACTGATAAAGAAGATGGTACAGAAGAAGTTGATTATGTATCATTGGTTGAAAAACCTGCAATACAAAAAAACTTTTTGATGTTCAATGATCGTAAAAGATTCTTTGCGGATGATGAACAAAGAATTGTTAGTGGTGCATTAATGATTTCAGATTTACCCATATATAGACGTGATGATCAATTAGGTGAATATTATGTTGTGTTTACTGGTGAAGAAATAAAAAAAATTGTACAAAGATTTTTTAAGAAAGGTTATCAATCAAATGTAAACATTGAACATTCAAAACCAGTTGATGGTGTTTATATGTTTGAAAGTTACATCATTGATAAAGAGAATGGTAAATCACCAATGAAAGGATTTGAAGATGTACCGAATGGCAGTTGGTGGGGATCATTCAAAGTTGAAAATGAAGAAATCTGGAATGAAGTAAAAGCAGGAACATTCAAAGGATTTAGTGTTGAAGGAATATTCAGATATGAGAAACAAGAAATGAGTGAAGAAGAAAAAATATTTGATGAGATAAAAAATATACTTAACAAAATTGAACAATAATAAAAATTAAATATTTACAATTATGACAACGAAAGACGCATTACTGCAAATCAAATCAATGTTATCAAAGTTTTCTGATAACACACAAGAAAAGTTTGAACTTGTTGAAGATAAACTTTCAGATGGTACAATAGTTTATTACGATATAAACACAAAAGAAATTTATGTTGTTGGTGAAGGTGGTGAGAAAGTACCTGCACCAGTTGGTGAACACGAATTACAAAGTGGTGAAATCGTAGTTGTTGCAGAAGAAGGTAAGATTGCAGAAATCAAAAAGAAAGAAGATAAACCAGAAGTTGAAATTGAAGTTGAATCTTCTGAAGAAGTTGTTGTTGAAGAAAAGGTTGATGAAGAAAAAGAAAAGATGAAGAAGGATATTGAAGAAATGAAAAAGAAGTTTGAAGATTATAAAAAGAAAGTTGATGAAATGTCTGCAAACTTTGAAACACTTTTGAAATCACAAAAGATGTCTGCAATTGTTCTTGAAGAACTTGCAAAAGATTCATCTTCACAACCTATTCAAAAACCAAATACTTTTCACAAAGAATTAAAAACAGAAAAAGAAAACAGAATTGCAAAACTGCAAAGTGTTTTTGCATCAATTAAAAAATAAATTTTAAACAAGTAAAAATTAAATACAATGGCACTTGATCTTTCAGCATTGGCGAATTATGTCAAAGAAAATGAAGCACAACTAACTGCTTCTGCAATCTTCAAACCAAAAACTGCATCATTGATTGAGCAGTATGGCAATACACAAGTTGGTGTAAAGAGTGCAGAAACAATTAATATTCTCACAACAGATGCAGTATTTCAAGCAGGTGGAACTTGTGGTTTCACACCATCTGGTACAAGTACCTTTACACAAAGGCAATTGACCGTTGGGAAAATCAAAGTGATGGAATCTATATGCCCGAAATCTTTTGAAGCAAAATATACGCAAAAGGCATTAAGAGAAGGTAGCACATATGATTATATGGCATATGCACAAGAATATTCAACACAAAAAGTTGAAAGAATCGGTGCGGCACTTGAAACTGCAATCTGGCAAGGTGATCTCACAAGTTTGAATGGTCAACTTAATAAGTTTGATGGTCTTTTGAAGATCATTGATTCATTGGGTTTTGGTGGTGCAGGTGATCCAATTAATGGTAATCCAACTGGTATTACAACTGCAACTGGTATTACAACTGCAAATGTTGAAGGTATTGTTGATGGAATTTATCAACTGCTTCCTGCAGGTATTCTTGAAAAAGAAAACATCACAATCTTCTGCGGTGCAGATGTATTCCGCACATATGTTGTTGCATTGCGTAATTCAAATTTCTTCCATCATCCAGTTGATGCGGTTGGTATGGAAACAATGATTCCTGCAACCAATGTAAAACTGATTGGTGTAAATGGTCTGAATGGAACAAACAAACTTGTTGCATCACATATGCAAAATTTTTGGATGGGTACAGACCTTCTCAATGAGCAAGAAAAATTTGAATTGTTCTATGCAAAGGAGGCTGATGAAATGAGATTTGTATGTGAGTTTAAACTTGCAGTACAAGTTGCATTTCCAGATGAAGTTGTTTATTTCAAATTAGTTTAATAACATAAAGTGTGTTGGTAGAAATATCAACACACTTTTTAAATACATTTTAAAATGAGTTGTAATTTATCACAAGGTTTCCCGATTGATTGTAAAGATAATGTCGGTGGTGTAAAAGCAATTTACATCGCAAACAAAGATAACATTGCTACATTGACAGAAGTTGCAGGTGTTATTACTGGCATAACAATGGATGTCGGAACATTCTTTTATAAGTATGATCAGATAAAAGAAACATCAAATTTTGCAGAAGCAATTACAACCAATGTGCAGAATGGCACGGTCTTTTATGCACAAACTGGTGAAGTTGTTTTAAACAAACTGCAAACTGCAACAAGAAATGAAATTCTTTTGTTAGCACAAGCAACAACTTGTATGATCGTACAAGATAACAATGGCAAATACTGGTTGTTAGGAAAGCAAAATGGTCTTGATCTTACTGGTGGTGGTAGTGCAACTGGTACTGCTTATGGTGATCGTAATGGTTACACACTTACATTTACTGGATCAGAACAACAACTTGCAACAGAAGTACAAGCATCTGTAATGGTATCTGGTACATTGTACACACAATAATTTTTGTTCATTCATTGTTTTATCCCTTGCATTATTGCAGGGGATTTTTTTTTATACAATCATCAAAAATTTATATTTATTGATATGATAGTAATTGATAAAAATAACAATGGATCATTTACAATTTCTTTGTGGGATAAAATAACTTTATACGTTAATGATGAATATGATTTTGTTTTTCATAACGAATTAACACACGAAGAATTATCATTAACATTTACTGATGTATCAACGCACAAAGAAAGATATTCATTGTTTAATTATCTTTCATCACAATTTACAACTGCAACATCTGGATTCTGGAAATACAATGTTGAATACAATGGTGATTTAATTGCAACTGGCAGAATGTATTTAACAACAACAATGGATCAACCTATTCAATACGATGGGTATGATGATACTGCAATTGTTTATCAAAAGTAATTTTATATGTTACCACGTTTTCTAAAATTTGATCAAGTTCCTTTGCCGATTTTTAAAGAAATCAAAAGCAAAGAGTTTATTTATTATGGTGAAAGAAATGATTACCCAGAATATTTGTTGAGATTGTATAATAATTCAGCAAAACACAATGCAATCATTACTGGCAAAGTTGATTACACTTGTGGTAATGGTTGGGAAGTGAAAGGTGATTCACTAATTGATAAAGCAAAAGTTTATGGTATTATTGATTCAGTAAATAAAACAAATGAAAGTTTGAATGAATTAACATTTAAACTTTCAACTGATTTGTTTTTGTTTGGTGGTTATTACTTGCAAGTGATCTGGTCAAAAGCAACTGGTGAAATTGCAGAATTGTATCACATTGATTATTCAAAAGTCAGAACAAACAATGATAATTCTTTATTCTTTGTTAGTGATGAATGGATAAAAAACGGAAACACAAACAC